GGCAATCTTCGCAAACTACGATCCCGCCCGTGCTGTTGATCGCTCGAATGACCGTTCCCGCGCTCGATCCGTTTGCGACAAGGTTCAAGCCCTTAAAGACAAAACCCGTTCCAGATACGTTGAAAACATAGCCATAAACGCCACTAATCGGAATATTGATCTCGGAGCAATCCGTGAAATCCAAAACTACGCGCCGCGATCCGCTTACAAAGTTAAAGATTAAATACGGACTTGCCGCCGTTCCTGATCCGCCAACGGGGACGACGTATTGCGTTCCGTTTTTGCACCCAAAGTTCCCTACTACCTTAATGCGCGCCGATCCGTTATCCGTGCCGCCATTGCGCCAAGCATTGACGATATTCGTGATATTGACGTTATCGTTCAACCCGTTACAAACGTAAGTATATTCGTTTTTCTCCTGCAACTCGGCGACGGCTTGCACCCAATTATTATAATCGTTGATCGCCGTCGAAAGACCTTCACCGTCGATAAAGTTATTCAATACAACGGAAATCTTCGCTCCTGCCGCCTTGGTCGAGGAAAAGGTGATCGTGATATATCCGCCCGACGTGTTCACGGTGAAATCGGTGTTTTCCTCTTTCAATCCGTTGCAATATACCTCAATGAGTGAATACTTGCCATTATAAAGGTTCGTCGGAATGTTCGTTGAAATGGTAGTTCCCGCGCTTGCCATTGTTCCGTTAAATTCGTATTGCTGAACGATCGCGTCGTAATAATCGTCGTACCCCTTGACCGCCGTAAACCACGGGCAAAAGTCTTGATCGCCGCGGCAATCGGTTATTTGCGAAATGCTCGTCGCGTTAGGCTGTACGGTTACATAGGCAAGCAAAAGATCATATATTCCACCGTCACGCGTTAAATAATTCGGCGCGGGAACGCTGTCAACGCTTTGAACTAATACATAGGTTTTTCGACCGCTTGCCGTCTGCGTATTATCCATACGCAAAACGATCATATCATAGCGCGGACTTGCTCCCGTCGGCGCGCTCGGGAGGTTCAAGGATAAAATGCTGTTATTTACATATCCTTTTCCTTTGATCGTCGCCTTGCCCGCCGCCACGTTCACCGAAAGACCACTTCCCGCCGTGACCTGCAATCCGTCTTTCAAAACGCCCGTATCGCAAACAATAGAGAACCAATCGCTCAAATCATCGGCGTTATAGTTCCTATCATATCCCGTCGGGCTTTCCTCGTCGGGGAATGCGTTGTAAAACAAACTTTTTTCTGCCATAATAACCTCCTTTATTTGCCGCTATTTTTTAGCGCGCCGATCTGCGCCTCTATATTGCTGATTAAATAGTCGTCAATATCGCTCACGTTCGTTTTAAGCCAAGTTTCCACCCTTTGAGGCATATTTGCCTTAACAAGAGTTAAACACGCGTAAAGGGCGTTTTTTTGCGCCTCTTCGTTAAACATATTTTTGTCTTTCAATTCCTCAACGTACTTTTGGTATGTTTCAAGTACGCTATTTCGGATAAGATCGTGAAAAGACGCGAGCGTCGTTTTTAAGTTTTCGTTTGCAACGTACTTGTTTATCAATACCGCAATAATCGCTCCGATTGCTGATAAAACAAGTCCGATAATTCCGATAATGAGTTCCGTAAAAATCGCGTTATAGTCCATATTATGCTCCTTTTTTGAAAACCTTTTTTTCAAGGTTCTTGATCCTTGCCTCGTGGTCGATAATCTTTTCGTGATCTCTATCTGCACTATCTTCAATCTTGTCAATCTTTCGCTTTATATCGCCGATATTCGTTGATATATTGCTTATATCGTTTTTGATCGAAAGAATGTTTTGCACGTTCGTTTCAATCTCTTTTTTGCGCTCTTTATCGTTTTTACGAGCCGCAAAAATAAAGCTCGATAAAACGCCCAAGAAAGACAAACAAACCGCTATAATGCTGATGATCTCACCCGTTGTCATATAAAAACCGCCTTTCGGGCGGTTTATTTAGTGAATAACTGAACCCAATAAGTGCCGTATGATCCGCCCGTAACATACCCGACGCCAAGTTCTTTGTATTCCTTATTCATAATGTTTGCGCGATGACCGCTTGAATTGAGCCAATCGGTCATAACTGCCTCGGCGTTCTTTTGCCCCGCCGCTATGTTTTCACCCGCCGCCGTGTAATTGACGCCGAAATGCTGTAACATTTCAAACGGTGATCCGTAAGTCGGAGACGTATGATCGAAGTAATTACGATCGCGCATATCCGCCGCCTTTACGTTTGCAATGCTTGTCAACTTTTCCGAAAGCGTCAAAGGCTGTAATCCGTTTTTCGATCTTTCGTTATTGACAAGCCGCAAAACTTCCTCGGCTTGTACGCTTGTTGTCGTGCCGTTCGGCGTTTCGTTCCTTTCCTCGAACACGTCCGCGCCCGAATGGTGATTTGTACTTTCTCCCTCGCTCCCGTGCGGTAATTGCACGCGCTCGTAAGGATATATCTTGCCAAGATCGCGCAAATGTTTATTTACACGGCAAAGATCGGAGAACCTCACGTTATACCGTTTTGCTATTTTCCAAAGGCTATCACCTTTTTGCACGGTGCAATTTTCCGCGCTTGCGTTTGTTGTAAATCCAAAGACCAAAGCGACGAGAAACACGGTTTTTAGTATGTTTTTTTTCATACCGCTATTTTGCGCCGCTACGTTACTTTTTATTTATCAAGTACGCCTATTCGTTACCGTATTCCGCTTCTTCACCGTACCCGCTCGCGTCCTGCTTGAACGTGTACTTTGTGACCCTTGCTTTCGCTGTATAGCCGAAATATTCGTCCGTGATCCTCACAAGGTCGCCGATCCCGAAGTCCACGTCAAACTCGTATTGAGAGTTCGCGAGATCAATATCGCCGTTGAACTCGGTGACGGTCTGCTTTTCGGCAAGTGCCGCCGCCCCCTCCGCTTGTTGCATTGCGACAAACTGCGCGCTATCGGGAGCGATCTCCGTTTCAACGCCTTGATCGTCCTTGACCTTTGTCGATAGGTTCGATTGCAAGTATAGTTCGTCGCGGTCAATCCCGCTTGCTCCTTGATCCTCTGCGGGGTAATACGCAACGTAATCGTGACTAACTGTTCGGGCTGTCCCGCCCTGCGTTTCTTGCTCGTTAAAAGACGAAACTATTTGACAGTTCGTTTTCCGCTGTTCATCGCTTGTATAGTACGTCGCGGAGATCAAATTGTCAAGCGATTGCGAGAAAAGCACCCTTTCGCTTTTGTCTTGACCGTTTACCGTCGCAAATAGTATTTCCCCGTCTTGCAACTTTGCGACCGACCCGACCTTGTGCAACTTCAAAAGGTTTTTTGTAAAATCCCAAAGGTTGCCGCGCGTTGCTTGCGCTTCCGTCTCTTTGCCGTCAAGCCCATTCCACGCCCACGAAAGCCCGTTTATTTGTCTTGCGGGGATAGCCGCCGCCCCCAAGTTTTGCGAAAGGATCAACTCTAACGCGTCGGATAAATCCGCGGGCAATTCCAACGGATCGCGAATAATTCTCTTTGACAAAACGCATTTCGCTTCGTACCCTTTCGCGGAGATCATACGCGCGCCGTCCGCGTTGAACTCATATTGCACCGACAAAATGACCCACAAATACCCCTTCTGCGGGATCTTCGCAAAGTTTCCTTTTTGCAACGCCGCCAAGTTCCCGATCGTCGCGGGCGCGTATATTTGAAACTCACCCAATTCGTAGTATGATATTTCCGCCCAAAACTCGGACGGCTCGACCAACGCAAACGCATTAAGAGCGGTCTTTTGTTCGTTCCACTTCAAAACCTCGATATACGGGATCATTATTCATACCTCTGCTTGTACGAGATCGTGAAATAAACGTTATTCGTCGGCGTGATCGCGCCGTTGTCAAACGTGCCGACGTTGAACGTATTTTCCCCAGTCTCCAACTGCAACCAATCCGCCCCGTTAAATCTCAAATACGAGAGGATCGGGACGCCGTTATATGCCGTCGATCCGTTTATCTTTATGTATTTATTCCCCCGCACGGTGTTGATCTCGACCTCATCGTTTTGCTGTAAAGTCAATTCAAGATACATATAATTATTCACTTGATCGCCCGTAGAACATACAATCGCGGGGTTTGTCACTTCGTCAAGTGCGGTAATTAAAATACGCATACCGACGGAAACGTCCCCTTCATTGACGAAAGTCTTTTCCGCGTCAATATTAACCGATCCGAACGGTCGCCCCGTCGGCGTGAAATACTGACCGTCAACGGGAAAATTGAGCAAGTCGATAAACATTGAGATCGCCGCGATCACCTGCTCAACGTCTTCCCAATAGGGTTGACCGCAATATATATCGAGCTGTATCTCGCAAGCCGCCGCCATTCTCGTATAAGGCGGGATCGTTGCAATCCCCTTGATCGTTATTTCGCGCCCGTTTTCCGTTTCCGTCAAAGTGACGTATTGCTTCGACTTCACCACCGACGTGAAAAAGTCAATGCTTTCGCGTATATCGGGAATGACTTTGAACGTCATCGAAATACCGCGCGGCAATGCCTTTACGCCCTCAATAATTGACCCGTCAAGGTATGGACTATCTGCGGTCGCTATATCGGTATCAATGCCGTGCAAAGCGTCGCACGCGGTCAATATAAACCGCGCGTCATTATTCAAAAGGTCAAGCGTTTCGCCGTTTTTATTCGTTAAGATTAATTTCATATATTCCCCCCAACGATCCGACGCGTTGCAAGTTCCGCCTTATGCAAGGCAAGTTTCGACGTTTGTATTCTTTCGAACTTATAATCGAAATTGTAGTTGTTCACCGTCTCGCCGCGTTGATTATTCAAGAGGTCGGCAAGTTGATTAATTAAACTTGACGAATTGTTAATCGGTGCGACACTCGGCGCGTCAATCTCCAAGGAGGGCGTCAACTTTGAAAGCGTCTTTTGCATTGACTTTTCAACGTCTGCCATTTCATCGTCAAAGCCTACGCCAATACCCAACGCAAGATTTTTTCCGATAACGTTTTCAAAGACCTTTGACGGCGAATTGATCCCGAATACTTTTTTGACGCCGCTTACAATGGACTTTCCGAGACTTTTCACCGCGTTCCATATCGTGGAGGGGTTCAAAAGACCTTTAATAAGACCGTCCAACAAATCCGTTCCCGCCTTTAACATATCGGGTATGCCTTGGATCAATCCGCTAACGATCGTTTTGATTATAGTCGGCATTTGTATCATTAGTTGCGTTTGTATTTGAGGAATTGCCGCGATAATTCCCATAAACAACTGAACCGCGCCGTTTATCAAATCGGGCAAGCGTGACGTCAAAGTTTTAATCGTAGCCGTTACAACCTTTGGTAATTCATTTACAAGTGCATTTATGATAGTCGGCAAAGCGTCCACGATCGCCATTAAAAGCGTAATCGCGCCCTTTAACACTTGCGGGAACGCTCCGATCAACTGATCGACCAAAGTATTTATGATATTCGGCAATTCGACCATAAGCGATTGAATTAAAACGGGGATCGCGTCAATAATCGCATTAAATAACGTAATAGCCGCCCTCAAAAGTTGCGGTACGAACCCGATCAAGGCTTGCGTCAAAGTCGGTAACGCTTGCAATAATGCTTGTACAATCTGCGGGATCACCGCGACGATCGCCGTCAATACTTGCGGTAACATATCGCCGATTGCTGTCACAACTTGCGAAACGATATTTACAATCGCCGACAAAAGAGACGGCAACGCATTTAATAATGACATTATCAAGGCGGGGATCAACTGCACGAATATTTCAACTGCGCGCGGCAATAGTTCATTGAACTTTTGCAAAGCCGCGTCAACAATCGCCGATATACCCTCGCCGAACTTCTCCGCGCCGCCCTCTACGCCTTTTAATGCGTCTTGCAATCCCTCTCCCATAAGTTTGACGGCGGGTTCTAACGCGGACAAAAAGTCCGCCATTCCGTTGCGGAGCATTGTCATAATCGGTTCGGCAACCGCGCCGAGCTTTGCCGTAGCGTGTTCAAGGTTCGTTTGCGCGCTTGAAGCGTCCAAAACGTCCTTGTTCAATTCCTTGTATTTGTCCGCCGCCTCGCCGTATAGATCATTCAATGTCTTTTGAATGTACGCGCTTCTTTCTTCGTCGCTGTTTAGGCTTTCGAGTTTTTTATTGAAGTTTTCAAGGTTTACACCGCCCCACTCTAACGCGTCCGCGAGACCGCCCTCGGCGACGGCTTGCTTGCTTGCGAGGACTAACGCCTCGCTCATACTTTCCAACGGAATCGCTTCGCCATACGTTGCATAAACGCCCGTTAAGGTGTCCGTCCAACTTTCAAGCTCTTTTTCGGACTTGACAAGCTGACCGAGGACAAGCATAGTTTCCTGCGCTTTTCGGGTATCGCCCAAAACTGACCCGAAATAGTTCATTGCTTCGTAGGCTTCTTCTGCTGAAAAACCTACTTTGCCGAATGCCGTCTCTATTTGATTGAGACCTTGCCTATATTCGCGCGTGCTGTCTGCCAAAGAAAGAAAACCGCCGACCGCCGCCGTAGCCGCCGCCATAACCGCGCCGATCCCTTTTGCAAGTGCTCCCGCTTTGCTTCCCGCGCTGTCCGCACTATCGCCTTGCTTGTCTTGCGCGTCTGTTAGGGCTTTCAATTCTTGCTTTGTATTGACGCCCGCTTTTTTTAGCTCGTCAAGTTGCTCGGTGTAATCTTCGGTCTGCTTTTCGGTCTTTTTAATAACCGCGACTTGCTTATTAATCGCTATTTTGAGGTTTTCGGCTTCTTTGGTGTTCCCCTTGCCAGCCGCCTCCATTTCATTATAGCGATCAACCATTAGCGAAAGTTTCTTTTTTTCCGCTTCAAGTACGCCGTTTAATTGATTGATCTTTGCTTGCAAGCCGTCCGTGCTGTCGCTCCACTTGCCAAGACCACCGACCGCCGCGTCAAATTGCGAATTAACGTTGCGAATGTATGTATTGAGTTGTTGCGTGGACGCGGAAAACTGCGAAATATCCGCCCGAAATATCGTAGTTATAGTATTATCTTCCGCCATTTTACCGCCCCCTTTAATGCCACGTCGCCGTTTTTGAGGTTACCCAAACCGCGCCGCCTTGATCGGTTTTTTTCGGTTCGCTTGCGTCCTTGTAACCTTTAAGCACGACGTAAACGTATAACTCGAATACGTCTTTTATATCGCTGTTCATAACCTCAATCGGGGAAAGTCCCGTATATCGACCGCATAAGCCGTCGAGAATATCGAAAAACATTCCGTCCCGATTATCGTTTTGTTTTGTCGGCGGGGTGTTTGTAATCACCCCGCCCTCGATTAGTTTTTTTCCGCTGTCTTAATAACGGAATTGATCTCCCCGCCAATCTCGCGGAAAAACGCGCCAAGCTCGAAGGGATCAACCCCTTGCAAGTCCTCCTCGGAAAACTCGGGGATCACCGTTTGCAACATTGCAAGCGTGATTTTCTCTTGATCCGCTTCTTTTTTGTTATCCGCCTGCAAGGCGGAGAGTTCCTTTGCCGTCTTGAAAAGAATACGCCTCACGGTGTAGCTTTTCGTCGGCTTCTCGCTGGTGCAATCACCATATACATTAAGTTTAATGTTCATCGTTTTGCTCCTTTATTGTTCCACGTAGAACAATTATTCTACGGGCGTCTGCGCGGGCGTGGTCGGCGTAAGAATGCTCGCCGCGTTGTCGGGCGTTACAACCTGCGCAAAGAAAGTCGAGAGAATACTCGTATCACCGCTCGGAACGGTGAGAACAAAATCAAGGTTTCTTTTGCCCGTGGTCGTCCACGCCTTTTTCGGCGCGACGAAACCGATCTCAACGCTCTGCCCCTCACTTGCCGTGCCGTCGTCAATGGTCGCCGAAGACTTGGAAATGCTGTTCACCTTGCCGTGATACGCCCAAACGAGCTCGCAAGGTTGCGACGCGTCGCCGTCATAAAGAGCATAACCGACCGCGATATAAGGACGGGTCGAACCGTCGGGCGTGGTCGCCCTTGCGCTCAAAGCACCCGTTCCCTCGCCGAGCGTGATCTTGGTATCGCCCATAAGCTCCGCCATAACTTCGGGATCAATCCTCGTCGTCTCAAAAGTACGGGTAATCGAAGTCGCGCCGTAAGTGGTCTGCTGTACAACGTTATCGGCGTACACTTTTTCGTTGTCGCTTGCAATATCTCTCGAAACCGACTTGACGGGAGCAAGCACTTTGACCGCGCCGTAAGTAACTTCCCCCGTCTGCGCGTCTTCGG